AATGTGTTGATGGAAAACTCTGTGTCCAATTCATTGCCAATTCGTTTATATCCAAGTTTTTGCAAAACTGTTGCAGAAACATCGGACCATTCTTCCGGCGTAAATTCATTTTTTAGCCGCGTCAGAACTGTACCGCCGTCAGTGCGCTCATTCATCAAAAAGCGATAAACTTTTTCCGGCGCGTCATACTTGGCAATTTTATCAAAAAGGTCTTGGTTTGTTGCCTTCCATTGCGCTTGAAACTTCATTGTCTCGTCCCACTTCTTACGAAGTGCTGCGCCGCCTATGCGATCAACCCCATCCTTTAGATCGGAAGTCATTGCTCTATAAAGGTCGCTATATAATGGGCGCTGCAATGCATCAGTTTCAAACGCCTCGGAAACCACTCGAAAATCAGTGCGAAATTCACGAAACATTCGATATGGAATAACGCCGTTATTGGCTTGAGCGTCAGCAATAATTCCATCAATTTGCGCCAATGCCCCTTTATATTTAGGGCCAAAAACATTTGGGCTGTCAGATATTTTGGCGACCCATTCGCGGCGTAATTGTTTGAGGTTATCAATTCCAAACATCGTATCGGGACCAATAACCTGATCTAACTCGCCTTCTAACTTGGCAACTTGAGCGTGATAACGCTTTTGCGCCGCACCAACAGCGGCTTGGACTTTAATGCCAGTTTCCTGTTGAGACCGCGCTTTTCCAACTTTTGACGCCATTTTGGTAACAGCCGCCTCAGTTTCCTTGACCACTTTTTCAATTTGGTTCTTCATTCGCGTGGTGGCAGTCGGCGCAGCATCCAGTGCGCTTTCAATGGACCCGGCCCCGCGCCCTCGCGTCACAGCGCCAGCGGTCGGCGTTATGTCATACCCCGTCAGTGCTTGGAAAATCTTTTGAGACTTTTGATCTGCGCCAAGAACGCCTTTAATTGCCTTTGACGCATACGGCAACGCATATCGACCGATCAACTCGCCGCCACCAGCCATTGCCGAAGCTGTGGCTGTGTCAACCGCCATTTCTCCAAGGGATCGCGTATCATCAACGCCTAAGACGGTGCTGGCAAAAAAATTAACACCGACATCCGCGATTGCTGTCCCGGCAACAGCACCACCAACGCCGCCAACAACAGCCCCGACCGTCCCGCCGACCGCTTGAGCGCCTTCGCGCACAATGTCGTAAGTGTCCTTGAGTGTAAAACCACTGCCGAACAGCCCGCCTTTTGTTTCATCAAATAACACAAGGCGTTTTCTTTTTGGGTCGGTATAAACAAAGTTTCCATCGCCATAAGGAACGGCATCAGGAAAATGTTTTCTCAATTCAGAAAGCCGATCTTCCTCTTTTTGCGCTAAATTAACTTTTAAACGAACATCACTTGGCGCACCTGTGCGCTTATCAATAGACGCATCAAATTGAGGCGTCTGGCGATAGTTATTGAGCGCCGCGTTAATTTCTTGGTCGCCCCAATCGTCAGGCACGCTAAACGTCATGCCGCCATATTTCAATCTGCGAACCTGACCGGCTTGGGTCATTAGATAACTCCACCCGTCAAAAACCTGTCTCTAATTTCAGCCGTAGATATTTCTCGACCGCTAGGCAACGTGATTACATAATCGTTCATCAAGCTGTCACCGGACATAGAAAGCAATTTATAAGCCTCTTGCATTTCCGGGTCATCTGCGAACAATCCACTAGCCACCATTTGATCCCTGATTGCAGACATTTCAACAACTTGACCATCTGGAAGCTGTATAATGTCATCAGTACTGACAACTTGCTCAATCCCACCAACCAAATCCATAGCAGTTTTCATTTCTCCCGGCGTGGCGGTGGCGCTGTTTTGCTCAACTGGTGCTACAGCGGCAACGGGCTGCGGCGTTTCTTGTTGTGGTTGCTGCGGTTGCTGTTGAATTGTCGCGGGTTGAGCCGTGGGCGTCTTGTTTGGCAAGAATTGGTCAAGCGGGACAAATGTGACACCATCTTGGCCTTCAATCATACGAGCGCGACCACGCAAATAACTCTCAGGTGGCGGTGGTGGTGGCGTATAACCTTGTTCCGGCAGAACGAGAGACATATTAGATTGGAAATTTGCGCGTTGCTTCTCCAATGTTTTCGGCAACTCGTTAATCAGCTTAACAAGCGTGTCGGCAGTCGGCGCGACATTATCAGGGTCGAGCGTTCCGTCCGATCCCATGTAAAGCTTGCTTTCAAACTCGGTTGTCTGACCGACAGCGCCAGTTTCAGCCTTGAGTTTTTGAAGCGTGTCCATCAACGCCGTTAACTGCAATTTAGGCAAAAGACCACGGAATGTCGCCGCCTTGCTTTCCGGGTCGGCAAACGCGGTAACATCGCCATAAACGCCACCGACCCGGAAAGCAAACTCACCATTTTGAGCTTTGATTTTCGCCTCATTGATAGCGTTTTGAATGTCTTGCGGGTTGTCCGTTAGCGGCTCTGTATCGGTCAGGGCAAATAGGGCTTTAACCGCTATGGTGTAGTTTTCATGGATTTGATTGGATACATTCTCAAGTCCTTCGCGTGCCGGAATGTAATTAACCCGCTGATCCATTCTGTTAAGGTAATCTGGATCATCTGCGAGTCGCGCCTTGACATATTCCGCGTCTTTACCAGCCATGACGTTTTGGCCACGCTTATGCTGCTCAAAAATAACGCGGTCGCGGTGGTCTTGATCTGTTTTTGGATTATAAACAGGATCAAGCCCCATAACTTTCCTTGCGTCTTTGTAAATTTGAGAATTAGGATCAAGTGAGTTAAGATAAGCCAGATTTTGCTGAACGGCTGTCGGCTGCAAGCCGGAAGCCCATTTTCCTGTCGTGATATAGCTTTGCTGCGCTGGCGTGGCGCGAGTTATATCGGTAACGCCCAACTCCCGCATGCGTTCCTCACGCGCAAGACTCCGTTCTGCCGCAAGATCGGCTCTTGCCTTTTTATGAACAGCAAGATCGGTGACAAGTTTTTGATATTCCTGCCGCGGCAACGAGTCGATAACGCTTTGTTGCTTCAATTGCCTTTCAACGTGATCATATTCCTCCATCGCAATCATACGATTTAGACTGCCGACAATCATTGTTCCTTGTGCAGCTTCAATCTTAGAAATCATTGTAAGATTATCGTATGATTTAGCAAAATCGCCGTCCTCTCTTGCCAACTTAACAACAGCGGCATTACCTTCCGCAAGCGTCATATCCCCACGCGCAACGGCGGCAGAAATGGTGCCGATTTCCGTATTCCATTCCTCATCCATAATGGCGCGGTTTGCAGAATTATGCTTTGCGATAAATCCGGCCTCAAGGCTGGTGATTTGTTCTTCGATGCGCTCTTGAAGCCTTGCCCGACTATCCTCGGAACCAGTATGCGCCTCAAGTGCTTTTGATCTTAAATCTGCGAGGCTTTTCTTGTACGCAAGAACAGCGTCCTTGCTGTCCATTCCGCGCACGTTTCCACTTGCGTCTGGCACCCCTTCTGCCTCAATACGATCAAATTCATCTTGAGCAGCTTGCGCGAAAGAACGAAAATCTTTTCTTCGCGCAACGCCATCCTCTCTTGATTGAATACGCTTCCCCGCTGCCTGCAGCGCACTAGCAACTTCACTAACAGCGCCCGTGAGTTGAGCCATATTGTTTTCGCCAGCCAATGACATAGACGCATATTGCTGCCCTGTCGTGCCGGGGATGCTTTGCTGTCTTTGATAAACCGGAACTCGTGCCATTGTCTTTGCCTATTTTAAAAGTGAGAGGCCTTTTGCCCCTGTTAAAAGAGTTGAACCAGCGCTGAAATAGCTTTGTTTTTGCGCCGCCCTGCCTTCTGCGCGTCGAAGTGTTGCGGCTTGTTGTGCGGCGTCTGCGCTCATTTTGCCGCCATACCGGATCGCCAGCGCGTCCAATTCGGCTTCCTCGGCGCTAAAACCAAGAACGTCACCAGCGTCTAACAACTCACCGCCGCCAGCGGCGATATTAGCACGCTGCGTGCCGCCCATACGCGCAATCATGGTGCGCTGGCGTTCTTCGTCATATTCCGCCTTTTGCCGAGCGGCGATGGCTTGGTTTTCGGCAACTTGCGCGTTGTATTGGGCGATTTTGTTTTGGTTTTTTCCTTGCTGAATAGAACCAAGCGCAGAAAATCCCGTCATTGCGCCCATAGCAACAGAGCTAACTGCCGCCGCTGTAGCTGCCGACGCCTCGCTAACGCCTAACGCAATCATCGCTTCTGGGCCTACACACATATCACACCTTCGTCGTATTCAATTCGGGCATAATCGCCACCACGCTCATAGGCAATGGTTGATCTTGCACGATGGTTATGTATCCGTCTTTATCCCACGTTCTCGGAAACTCGACTTCCTTATCGCCAGAGAATAACGCAGGAGGGGCGTCTTGGCTATCCGCAGATGAACGAAACGGAATTAAATCAAGCGTATCGCTATTCGGCCCCTGTTTGGCTCCGAGCGTTTTATAGAAACGATAGGTGATCCGCGAAATGCGCTTTTTCTTGCCCTGTGCGGTGCCGTCAGCAGCCCCGGCTTCTATCCGAAGGGTTTGGAGCGTCGAAGTGTACGGAAGGCCCACATGGGCGACTGTGGCCGTCCTAGAGAGGGTAATAGAACCGCTTGACACCGTTACGTCAGGATGCGTTGCCCCATCGGCCAAAACCGACACAGTTTCGCCCTCAAGGTGATCCAATCCGGTAAGCGTTTGAACGCCGCCGCCGCTGTATGTGAGCATACTGTCAAGGAACGTGGCTTGCGTTGTCGTTGTCGCGCCTTCCGGCAACCCTGCGGTCATAAATTCAACGTGTTGCACCGTCGCGCCGTTTATTATGCGTTCAACAATTAGCCACAAATCATCGCGTGTGCCGTCCTCGGATGGGATAACAGCCACGCTTTTTACTTTGGCGTTAGTACCGCCAATGGTGTGCTTATGCCAGCCCACAACGTCCTGGGCGCGTTCGTATGTCATGCCTAAAAGCGTGCCGTCAGAACGAACCATCCAAACGATGCTGTCCGGCTCTTGCTGGTAGGCCATATCAATAACGCCGCCCTCGGTAATATGTTCTGCAAGAATAGACAAGTCAGGCGCGGTGTATGCGTCAGTCTCAAATTGATAAACGTATTCGCGCACTTTGCGTGAAGCCCGTTGCAGGAACAAAACCGAGTTACCAACTTGCGGCGGCGTCACTTGAGCCGATCCGAATGTGGTCTGCCGCACAACCCGCGTATTCGTCGGGCTGATCGGGTTGTTTGTGTCGCCCTGAGAAACGATAAATTCACCACCAGCAGTGCCGACCGAAAGCACGCGCCCCGCACGCATCCACCGAATGACGTTCACTTGGTCCGTGGCGATGGTATAGACGAAGCCGTTGTCATCAACCACGGTGCCGTCGCGCTCCGTTGGCGCATAGTTTTCATAATCAGCCGACACACTAAAGAACATTGATTGAGGACGGTCTTTAGTAGCGCCCCAAACCAGCCTTTGCTCGAAAAAGGTAACGACCGCCGGATAGCCGGTTGTGTCGCTAAACGCGCCCAATCGCCAGTTCTCGGTTGCCGTTCCAGCCGACGCATTTTCTCCGCGAATTGTGGCCGTCACCTGTGTTGCGCTGGTATATGCAGTGATTTCAAGCCATGTCCAATCGCTTGCCGGATCACGCCAGCGAATAGAGCGGCCCACATCGGTTGATGCAAATGTATTAGCTGACGCCGTGACCGTCACGCTGCCGGTCGTGCCGGAAAGCGCAAGCGTCGTCGTGCTTGTGTTCGTCGCATTATACGGCCCGTCGAGAAAATCAATTTCCGTCAGCGTCCAATTCGTATCACCAGTGCGGGATAGCTTGCGCGGCGCGTAATCCTCATGCGCGATATAAAGAACGTCAGCCGACTGTGTAATTACCAATTCAAAAACATCAGACGCCGCGTATGGCGTCGAAATCTCATAAGCGCCCGTTTTGTTAAACTCAATAGAAAACACGCCATCGAACGGGCCAGACGTAATTTGTCCATAATTCTTGTAAAAGCGAATGTATTGATCGCCAAATTCCAGAATATAGGCTTGCGTGACGCTAAACTCAAAAGGCAAAAGCCGCGTAGCGTCAGCGCTTGTCTTTACGGTGGCGGCGTAATACGTCCCGCCACGCCGCGCCGCTGGTCCGTGCTTTTGAACCAGCATATTCGTCATGGTTTGTACGCCATTGGCATATTTTGAAATATCAACGCGCCCGTACAGCTTCGGAGACAACTCCCCAGCCGTAAAGTTGGTGTTCATTGGCGCGGAGCGAGGCATTAGCTTGTCCCGTTTACATCAACCGTCAAAGATGCTGCGTAATTCAACCGACTATCAAGCCAAGTATCAGCTACAATCTGCGGCTCTCCGCTTTCTTGCCCGTCAATCGACCGCGCATCCGTAATTTTCATGCGGTAAACTTCCATCATGTTTTGATAGAGGCTGTTACTATCAGCCAGCGGGATCGCTAACTCAGCCGCTAATCGTGCGGAAAGCGCCTCAACAAACATCGGATCGTATTGCGTCGGGTCTGTGACCTCGGCCAGATAAATAATTTTTGCCGTGCCTTCGTCGGTCAGAAGGTTACGCCCTTCAATCACATAAACCATGTCTTTTTCTTCCATTTGGATCACTCGCAGACAATCCGTAGGAAGCGCAAAAGAGTTTCCATAGCCAAAGGCCGGGGCGGTATCGTTAAGAGCAAGCTGCACGCGCCGAAGCGCAAAATTCCAAATGTGATCCCGCAAAACAGCGTTACGCACTTGGCTGAAAATCAAATTGACGGCACGCGCCGCCTCACTGTTTTCTGTAAAATTGATAATAGAAGAAGCGCCGATGCGAATTAGCGCATTGTTGGCAATCTGCACATTAGATGTGGACACTTCTCACCTCGTAGATGGTTGGGGGAGGAGCCAAAACCCCTCCCCGTTTCCATTAGTCAACGACGTATTCAACGATGAACGAAACATCGCCAGCCGCGCCGGTAGCCGCAGCCGTCGAGACGGTCATCGCCAAGTAATACGTTGCGGCTTCCGGTTGGGCGCTGTCGCCAGCATCTTCCCAAACCTTCTGTCCGCAAGTATTGATGTTTGCCGCTTCAAAACGGTACTCGGTGAAGGCCGTAGCGGCCTGACCAAGCGTAATGTCCGTCGCATAAAAGTCGGCATCCTTCGCGGTGCCGCTGGTGTCGTACAGCCCAACGTCCCAAAGCAGGGCCGGGGAGCCGTTTGAGTCCAGATCGTCCGACGCCAGCTTGATCGAAGTGATCGAAGCGTTGGTCGGGATCGGGGCCAGCATAATAATGTCACCAGTGCCGGAACCGTCAGCCGCAACCGCAACAGTACCCTGTGCGACACGGACGCGACCGCCCAACTCTTGCGTGGCATTAGCAACCGAAGGAGTGGCTTCCAGATTGGCAACCAGATCAGAGTTTTGAGTAGCCATGATCTATTCTCCTCAGCTTTCGGTGCAAGGCGCTTCAAGAACGCGCTTTTCTTCCATACGAGTGCCGCCAATGGCCATCGAAAGGAATACTTGGGTCGCATAGTTCTTGTCAGCACGCTCACTGATTTTGGTCACAACGTCTTGACCGAGGCCAAGCAGCAGACCGTCCATTTGGAAGGCAAAGCAGCGGCGGTCGCCGTTGCCATCCACCGGCACCAACTTGGAACCGTCGATGCGGTTGCCGTTGACGCTGATGAATTTGAAGCCCATGAACGTATCGACTTCGCCACGAGCCAGTGCCTTGACCGTATTGAAATCCGAACTTTTGATTTCAGTGGTGTTCAGCAGAGATTTGATCTGGCTGGCGGTGCAAACGATGCAACGGCCTTCGTCCGGCACATCGTCGCCGTCAAAGGTTTCTTTGATCGAAAGCAGAGTCGTCAGGTTCATGTTAGACGCTTGCGCCGAAAGGGCGGTTTGCGCTGCCGTTGCCGTGGAGCCGGAAACGCCCGTGTAGGCGGTGCCGAGCGCCGCGTCGATCAGGACTTCGTCCATCGCACGACCCATCGCTTTCGCGGCGGCTTGTGCGTACTGCGAAGTCGGATCAATCAGCATCCGAACCTTGTCTTCATTGTCGATTAGATCAGCCCAATCGAAATCTTCCAGGGAAACCCGACGACGAGCGTGCGGGGTGTCGATCTGCGGAGTATCCGCATGACGCGACGGACGACGACGAGCGGCGGTAGCGCCGATCTGCTCAAAAAACGCATTTTTGCCGACAACAGCTTCTTCGCGAACTTCACCCCGCAACTTGGAACCATCCTGCTGGACAAGGTGCTGAACATTCGCTGAATACTGCTCGACAAAGGCGGTAGTAACTTGAACGGACATGATCCATTCTCCTTTGTTGAATGTTACAGTTTGGTTTTGCGGGGTGTCGCCAATATGACGGCCCAAAAGCGCCTAAACTCTTGAGCGGGTCCAATGCGGAGTGTCCACAAAGATTGAAAGGCGTGTCTAATATAACACATTGTGACAATAATGGAACATAAAAAAACCCCCCGCCGACGATGCTTGTCGGCAGGGGGCGCGACAGGGAGGAAAAGGGAAAACTCACCCGTCGCTTTTTGGTGGCCTACCTCTACGTTTTGGCTTTTCGTCGCCTCCCTTGATCCAATCATAATATGTTTGAGCGTTCCTGACGGTTAGGTCTGGCTGACCGGCTTGCCCCAACTCAAGGCATTTTAGTTTCAATTCCTCTTCAGTCATGCCGCGTCACCGTGAGCGCGTTCAAACAAACGCTGCACTTGCTTGACCAAGCCAGCGTGTTCTGGATGACGGCGGTTCGTATAAGCTGGGTTTGCCATAATCTTTTGAGCCTCCATGCGCGCTTCCTCTGGCGTTAGAGCCGTCTGCCCGCCGTTTGTCGGTCCAATAAGTTCTTTGTCCGGCATTGTTGCCTTGGCGATCTGTGCGAATGCTTCAAGCACGGCGGGGTGATTGCCGAGACCAGATGCGTCCATAACGCCAGCAAGTTCATCACCTCCGTACTTTTCAAACGCTTTCTTTGCAAAATCGACATTCTGATCGTAAGCCCTACCCCATTTTTCACGAAGCGCCGCCTCGCCTTTTTCTAGCGAAGCTGCTTGTTGGTCGGCCATTTGCGACATGCCTTGACCTTGCAATTCAGCGTACCAACCAAACAACTCGGAGACTTGCTGCTGGTTCATGCCAAGTGAATGCGCCTTTTCCCGAAAAGCGTTCATCGTGCCTTCGTCAAATGCCGACTTCACTTCGTCTGGGATATTGTCCGGAAAAGCCAATTCGTATTCAGTCGCATCCTCTGGGCGACCGAGGAAATTGTAAACATCGTTCCAATCGTCCTCGGTGACGGGCTTGGTGATCTTATCCCGACCAAGATGCGATTGAAGGTTGATATGCGCTGCCGCCAGCTTTTCGATGCTGTCGTATTTGCCAAGTGTGGGGTTTTCTCGAATGTCCTCCGGCAAGGACGAGCGCCATGTTTCTTCTGCGGCGTTCGCTTCCGGTGCCGCAGTATCCGCTTGAGCGGGTGCGTTTTCTTCAGACATTACTTTCAATCTCCTGTGCTAATTCAAGGAACCGCTCCGGCGTTTCATCCAAAGCGGTAAGGATCATAAGGGCGGCGTTACGCATACCCTCATTAAAAATGGCGTCCTCCGACCTTTGTCCGTGGACATAGGACGGCTGTAGGACGCCACATTCACGGCAGATGTGAGACAAGACGCGCTTGCCCTCATTGCTGCCGAACACTAAACGATAATCAGCTTTGAGCGACTTCGTTGGCTGACTTTGCGACATTTACACCCCTTTCGATCAAGCCCATCGCTTGTTCACCTGCCGCCATTTGCTGCATCATGGCTTGGGCTTGCGCTTGGGCTTGTTGTTCCTCTTGAATTTCCTGATCTGTCTTAAGAAGTTGCGGTGGCACGCCGTTAATGTCAGCAATATACCGCACCGTGTCTGCGCCTTTAATCGTTGCGGCGGCTTGCGGGTCAAATGCCGCAACCGGACCAGCCAATTCAAGCGTCCTCATAATGCCTTGCGTTTCTTGCTGGCGCTGCGCTCGTGCCAGCGGCGACACGTATTCGATTTGCAGGTCAGCGCCTTCAATCACTTCCGGCGGCATTGGCATACGATCAGAGCGGACCAGCACGCCAAATATGCGTTCAATCATCGGGCCGAGAAATTCAGACTGCAAACGTCCGAGGGTAGGGCCAAGCAGTCGCAACGTGCGCTCTGTGCGTTCAATAACTTCCGTCGCAGTCATTTGCGGCCCACCTTGGAACTGCAACTGATCCAGATAAAACGTCATCCGCACGCGGCTGCGTACATCTTCCATCATCTCAAAGCTGATTGGAATGTTGCCGCC